TGCAGAACATTGATGCCTCTGATGCCAAGGATGTCGGTCTAAATCTAAGAGCTGACATCGTGAGCAAACTTGTTCAAGTTGGCTTTGACCCTGAAGAAGTCCTTAAGGCGGTTGAGATGGTTCCTATTTCACACACAGGCGTTCCAAGTTCTCAGCTACAACCTATCTCACAGATTGACCCTAATGACCCTGCTGCTGCTTATGATGTTCGTGAGGGTCGCAATAATGGAACTGTTGTCAATGTTCCTGAGCCTGTTGTCAATGTCGCAGCTCCAAATGTCAACATCGAACCTGCAATGGTTATGCTGGAATCACCTGAGATTCGCGTAGATGCACCAACTGTCAATGTTGCTTCGCCAACAGTTGAAGTCACAAATCAGATTGACCGGCGCAAGGTTCGCAAGAAAGTTATCCGTGACTCAGAAGGTCGAATCTCTGAAGTCATTGAAGAGTTCATTGAAGGGGATGAATAATGGCGACAGGTCTTAGTTCTTATCTAGCAAACAAATTCCTTGATGCCGTTGCAAACGCCGTGTCTTATTCTGCGGCGAATGTGTATATCAAACTTCATACAGGCGAGCCAGGGGCGAATGGAACTGCCAATGCTGCTACTGAAACGACTCGTCAAGAAGCAACCTTTGCAAGTGCTTCAAGTGGATCGGTTGCATCTGATGCTGCCGTCACTTGGACAAACATTGCTGGCTCTCAAGATGCTACTCATTTTTCTGCTTGGGATAATGTTAGTGCTGGCAATTTCTTATTCAGTGGCACTATCACTGGCAATGCTTACACTGCGGGTGATACTTATACAATCGCAAGCGGCTCTCTGACTGCATCATTGACTTTGGCTTCTTAGAATGCCAGCACAATTCCTTCTTGATGAAGGTGTCTTAGACACAGACTTACTTGGGCCAGTCATCATTGTTTCGGCAAATGCCGACTTTGGTGGCATATCATCAAGCGGAAGTTCATTAGTCACGCACCTCGTTATTATGGGCGCAGAGCTTGGTGGCTTATCTGCAAATGCAAACACCGCACCTGACACACCAGGCGGAGATGAAGGCGGAACAACTCACGGGTTCGTTCAACCTTATTTCCCACCAGTTATCCCACCGCAAGAAATAAAAATCTCAACAATTTATGCAGGCGCGGTCGCAGGCTTAGGCGCGGTCAATGCACAAGCAATGTCTGAGATTTCGTTCTCCATAATGGAAGATGATGCAGAAGTTCTGCTTCTGATTTAGGAATCCAATGCCATATCTAATATCCGACAAGCAAAGTGATTGCCAAGGTTGGGCAACTGTCAAAGAAGAATCAGATGGTTCTTACACGACTATCGGTTGCCACGACAACAAGCAAGATGCCATTGACCAAATGGTTGCCGTCAGTATTGAAGAAGACATTGAGCCAGGCGGAGAAGTAGCAACAAGAGCTTTGCCTGATAACTACCGACCAGCACTTGCAGATGATGTGCCTGAAGGTCGGGCTTGTGGAAATTGCTTCTTCTATAATGAAGCAAAACAAAACGAAGAAGGAACAAAGGCTTGGTGTGAGCTTTGGGAAGATTTCGTTGATGGCGGTTATTACTGCAACAAGTGGCAAGCAGATGAAGCCTCAAGACAAGTTGATTTAACAGTTCCACAATTCATCCGTGACAACGCAGAGCGCGGTTTGAAATATGTAAGAGAAGGTTTTGGGGGCGATGGTTTAACCGATACCGCCAAACGCGAAGCACGCGAAATGGCAGCAGGTAGGATCACCGAAAACAAAGTTCGCAAGATGGCACCTTGGTTTGCTCGTCATAAAGTTGACGGCCAAGCGCCAAAGAACAAAGACTCATCAAATCCTCAGTATCCAGGCGCAGGTTTAGTTGCTTGGTTGATTTGGGGCGGAGATTCCAACTTCAGTGATAGAGCGCAAAATTGGGCGCAACGCAAGATTGATGCCCTAGATGCCGAAGCCGATTCAAGGAGCAAAATGGCAAAGAAAATTGAACGCCGCACATATACCGTGCGCGATGTAGAAGCGAGAGCCGATGGCGATGGAATGCGCCTAGCGGGTTATGCAGCAGTCTTTAATGATTCAAGTGTTCCCCTACCTTTCAAAGAGAGCATCGCTCCTGGCGCTTTTAGAAAGACCTTGAGCGAAACACCTGATGTGAGAATGTTAATCAACCACGAAGGTCTGCCAGTAGCTCGAACCAAGAATGGAACTTTAACTTTAGAAGAAGACGACCGAGGCCTTCGCTTTGAAGCAGACCTTGCAGACACTCAAGAGGGCCGTGATATTTACGAACTCGTCAAACGCGGCGATGTTGACCAGATGTCCTTCGCCTTCCGAGTTATTCGTCAAAGATGGAACGATGATAGAAGTCGCCGAGTCTTGACAGAAGTTTCTCTAGCAGACGGCGATGTTTCAGTGGTCACCTATCCTGCTTACCCAACAACCACAGTTGAAGCGCGTGAGCATATAAGGCAAGCAATGAAGGCCCTAAAAGAAGGCCGTGACATTGACGATGCGACAATGATGGTCTTGCAGACAATCTTTGATGATATGAGCGAAGGTCACGAATATATTATGAAGGCTCTTGGAGTCTTTGATTCTTTGATGGGTGACCGCAAGTATGGTGAAGATTATGAAATGGATGAAGACGAGAAAGACAAGAAGCGCGCCGTTGATGTTGTGGGCGATTTTGTCGAATGGGATTCATCAGGCGGAACTGCTCGCGGAAGAATCGTTCGTGTAGCAAGAGAGGGAAGCATCAATGTTCCTGGCTCAAGTTTCACAATAACCGCCGAAGAAGGCGACCCTGCGGTCTTGATTCGCCTCTATCGTGAACTCCGCGATGGCTATGTCGCAACCGACACTCTTGTCGGTCACAAGGCATCAGAGCTTCGCGCGATTGACCCACTTCCTGAACCAAGCGAAGAAGAAGCAGGTCGCAAGATTTCTCTGCGCCTCGCTCAAGCAATAATCAACTCAACAAAATAAGTTTCTGCTCAACAGAGCAGATTGAAGTCGGAGCCAACCTCGCACCCCGTTAAGCGCCGCGAGCATCTTGGCCACCACCTCGAAAACCTAAATCATAAGGAGCAAAACTCAATGTCATATCTTGACAAAGTAGTCGAGCGCCGTGATGCAGTCAAGGCAGAGATGGATGCAGTTCTTGAGGCAGTAGCTTCAGAGAATCGCACCGATCTCACCGCAGAGGAAACCGCTAAGGTTGATGCTCTAGTTGCTGAATCCCGCACACTCGATGACAAAATTGAAAAGCTCACTGCACAAGCAACAGCCGATGCAAAGGCCGCAGAAGCTCGTTCAGTAGTAGCAGAAATCGCAACACCTAAAGTTGGCGGTTTCAAAGTCACAAAAGAATCACGCACCTATGCCCCTGATTCAGATTCATCCTTCTTCAAGGATGCTTACAATGCTCAGTTTAAGTCTGACTATGCAGCGCAGGAAAGACTTGCTCGCCATCAGCGCGAGGAAGAAATCGAGCGCCGCGATGTCGGAACTGCACAGTTTGAGGGCTTAGTTATTCCTCAATACCTCACAGAGTTTGCAGCGACATTAGCACGCGCAGGTCGCCCATTCGCAGACTTTGCAACTTCAAAGCACACACTGCCACCAGCCGGAATGACCTTGAATATCTCAAGAATGACCACTGGATCAAGCACTGCTGTTCAGGTCACACAGAACGATGCAGTTAGCGAAACAGATGTTGATGACACACTATTGACAATCAATGTTCGCACAATTGCCGGTCAGCAAGACCTAAGCCGTCAAGCTATTGAGCGCGGAACAGGAATTGACCAATTCGTTGCTCAAGACCTAATCCGTTCTTGGCAGACCACATTGGATGCACAGATTCTAAATGGTGCAGGCACCGCAGGAACAATGCTCGGACTTCGTGCATCAAGCGGAAACGCAATCACCTTCACATCAACTGCTCCAACAGTTGCATTGCTATATCCAAAGCTCGCTGATGCGATCCAACAGATTCAGACCAATGCATTTGTGAATCCAACTCACTTCGTTATGCACCCACGCCGCCTAGCATTCCTACTTGCTGCGGTTGATACAACAAATCGCCCACTTGTAGTTCCAGCAGCAAGCGGCCCAACCAACTCAATTGGAACAGGCGCAGGCTCAGTTGCTTATGGCAACTCTGGCTATCAGATGATGGGTCTACCTATCATTACAGATGCAAACATTGGAACAACTTATGGAACAACCACAAACCAAGATGAAATCTATGTTGTGACTGCTCCTGAGTGCCATCTGTGGGAACAACCAGGTTCACCATTCACCCTTCGCTACGATGCGACAGGTGCAGGAAACCTAACAATCAAGACTGTTGTTTATGGATATGCCGCGTTCACCGCAGGTCGTTATCCACTAGCGAACTCAATTATTTCGGGAACAGGCTTGTCAGCACCAACCTTCTAGTCAATAGAAGAAAACTAAATTGTGTAAGAGCGTTCAAGGCCCCCCGACTTGGGCGCTCTTACACTTCTGAACGATTCGGGGGAATCAATGAAAACAGGTCACAAAGTTTCAATTGGGTCTTGCGACCCAGGGATGGTTAATGGCGGATTTGCCTACCATCTCATTCAATTAGCATCGGCACGCTCTAACAAACTCGGCCCCTTTGTTCGCATCAAAGGTTCAGGCTTACTTTCTAAACAACGCAATCGTGTTGTCAAGCACTTCTTAGACTCAACTGATTCAGATTGGCTTCTGATGATTGATTCAGATGAGCAGCTCGATGTTCTTACCTTTGATCGCTTATGCGAAACTGCACACGATAAAGAACGACCTGTTGTTGCAGGTCTAGTTTTCGCAGGCTTCGGCGTGGTAGGCAAGCCCTATCCAAAGCCTGTGCCAGCGATATTTCAAGATTCACCTGATGGATTTTTACCGCTTTACAAATACGACAAGAACGCAGTTTTTGAAATTGATGCCGCAGGCACAGGTTGCTTGATGGTTCACAGAAGCGTTCTTCAAGCAATACGCGAGGCAGCAGACCCAAATCAAGGCAAAGATTGGTGTTGGTTTTGGGATGGCCCTATCAAGGGAGAATGGATCGGAGAAGACTTGCTCTTCTGCCGCCGAATCAAATCGCTAGGTTTTCCAATCTATGTCAACACCGCAGCAATCCTTCCACATTCAAAGTCTTATTGGCTCAAGGAAGAACACCACGAATTATGGCGAGATTAAAACGCAAGGAAACGGCAATGGCTCTGCCTAAGTTAGAACGAGCAATTCAAACAACACCAAAGAAGAGGAAATCTAGTGGCAATCACCAACGGCTACGCGACTCTCGCGGAACTAAAGTCATCGCTGACGATAACTGACACAAGCGATGATGCTTTGCTTGAACTTGCAATAACTTCAACAAGCAGAATGATTGATGACTTTACAGGTCGCTTCTTCTATGCCAACGGAACTTCTCAAAGTCCTGTTGTTCGCTATTACACTCCAAATGACCCTTGGAGCCTTGCAGTGGATGATTTCGTTTCCATCTCTGAAATTGCAACTGATGACAACTTTAATCAAACTTGGTCAACTGTTTGGGCGACTTCTGACTTTATGGTCGAACCTATCAACAACCCTCGCCGTGGTTGGCCTTACACAAGACTTCTAGCGACAGGGCGCTATGTTTGGCCTTACTATCTGCCTCAAGCCTGCAAGATCACAGGCGTTTGGGGATGGCCTGCCGTTCCTTCTGAAGTGAATCAAGCCTGCATCATTCAAAGCTCAAGAATCTTTGTTAGAAAACAATCGCCATTTGGAATCGCAGGAACTCCTGAACTTGGCACTGTTAGACTTTCATCTCGCCTTGACCCTGATGTCGAAGCATTCCTTCGCCCACTCAAGAGAAACAATGGTTTGGCAGTATGAATCCAAGCCAAGTCCGAGATCGTCTTAAAACTAATCTTCAAACTATTTCAGGGCTTCGGGTTTATGACTTAATCCCTGACACAGTGACACCGCCTGCCGCAGTTGTAGGCCAACTAGATTTCACATTCGACATCGACAACGCGCGTGGTTTAGACCAAGCCCAAGTTGATGTTCTTGTGATTGTGCAACGCTTTTCAGAACGCTCAGGACAAGACAAGTTGGATGCCTTCCTCGCAGGAAGTGGCTCTGGCTCTATCAAGACCGCGCTTGAAAGTGATCGCACTTTGTCGGGAGCAGTGAACACCCTGCGTGTCACAGGAGCCGAAGCAGGCACCTATGACTCACAAGGAGTCACATTTCTCTCATACCGATACAGACTCACGATTTGGGGATAGGAGAACCTAATGGCTTACAAGGTCATCTCAGGCCGCGAGGTCTGTGGAAAAAAACAAGGTGAGATTCTTACCTTGAAAGAGCTAGAAAATGCAGGCGCAAACATTGATGCTCTCATTGCAAGTGGCCACATTCAAGCAAGTCAAGCAAGTCAACCAACCATCAAACCAGCACTATCAGAAGGAGCCAAAAACTAATGGCACGCATCGTTCTAACAAATGCCCTAGTCACAGTCAACGCAGTTGATTTGTCTGATTATGTGGCATCAGTGACACTCAACTCATCCATCGATGTAGTTGAAACAACAGCATTCTCAAGCACCGCAGCTCGCACACGCATCGGCGGTCTTGCAGACAATTCAATCAGTCTTGAATTTCACCAAGACTATGCTTCAGGAGAAGTTGAAGCAACAATTTATCCGCTAATCGGAACAGTCACCGCTGTCACCGTCAAGCCTGTAAATACCACAACAAGCGCAAGCAATCCTCTCTATACAGCAAACGCACTTGTTTCTGAGTGGACACCACTTAATGGAGCAGTTGGAGAACTTGCAACTGCATCTGTGACTTGGCCAGTAAGCGGCGCAATCGCAAAGACGACAACCGCATAATATGGCACGACTTGTTCTAACTAATGCCTATGTGACTTTTGCATCGACCGACTTGTCGGATCACATTGCGAGCGTGTCACTAAACACCACCTTCGACATCGTTCAAACAACGGCGTTTGGTGATACGGCAAAAAAGAGAGTGGCCACACTTGCAGATAACTCTGTAAGTTTCGAGTTCCACCAAGACTATGCTTCAGGCTCGGTTGAAGCAACGATTTATCCGTTGCTTGGAACCGCAGTCGCTTGTGAGGTCAGACCTGTCAACACAACAGTTAGCGCAACAAATCCAAAATACAACTTCTCAGTTCTAATTGCCGAATGGACACCGCTCAACGGTGCTGTGGGAGAATTAGCAACTGCGAGTGTGACTTGGCCTATTTCGGGCGCAATCACAAAATCAACAACTTAAATCAATTAGGGGGAAACAAATGGATGGCTTAAAAATCCGTGTTCGCACTACCGATGGAACCGATGCGACTTATTCGCTTCGACCAAGAGTTATTGTGGAGTTTGAGCAGAAATATCAAAAGGGCTTGGCAAAACTTATTGCCGAAGAGCAGAAACTAGAGCATATCTACTTCCTGGCTTGGTCAGCGATGAAGCACAATGGTCGCGTTGTCAAACCTTTCGGCCCTGACTTCTTAGACACTCTTGAAGAAGTGACCTTGGTGACAGACCCTTCTTCCGAATCCACAGAGATAGCCTGACCTATCAAATAGCAGCTCTCTCTGTGGAGTCTGGAATTTCGCCGGTGGCATTACTTGATGCCCCTGACGGAGTGTTGGAAGCAATTTTCGTTTATGTGAAAGAACGAGCAAAGGCGCGGAACAAATAATGGATTCACCAAATTACAGGCTTTCCATTCAAGGGATGAGTTCTACTATCTCAGCCCTTGAGCGTTTCGCGCCTGACCTCAAGAAACAATTAGATAAAGAAGTCAAAGGTGTATTGAGTAAGGTTGTCACACAAGCGCGCGAATACATACCTTTTGACATAAGGCCTTCAGGATGGGCGCGTGAGAATAAAAATGCAGGCTTAATTGGCCCATTACAACAGGGTCAAGGCCGAGGAAGTTTTGTGCGCTTTGATGCCGCTAAAGCTAAAGCAGGAATTAAATCAACATCACCAAGTTCTAAATCAAGTGCCACAGGCTTTCGCAATTCTTATGGCGTAATCCAGCGCGATGCCGCAGGCGCTATCTTTGAAACTGCTGGTCGCGGAAGCAAAGCAAGTCGCGCAAGAACCCGCGCTTCACGATCCACAAATCCAACTGCCTCTCAAGACTTTATCCAAGCAGTTGAAAAGTATTATGGAGTCTTGCCAACCGCTAAAGGTTTGGGTCAAGATAAAGGTCGCGCTCTTATCAGAGCAGTTGATGACAACAAGAAGACCGCACAGCGTGCTATCTTTGAAGCGATTAAAGATGCTGAAAACAAAGCACAGGCACGGATGGATGCAAATTTGAATCAGAGAGAAGGTTAGACAATGGCAATTATTGAACGCATTGTCACCGTCTATAACGACAAAGGTTCAAAGCAAGCTCTCAAAGACCTCAACAAACTTGAGAAGAATTTTATTGATGCTGGCAAGAAGATTGCCAAGGCCATTGGCCTTGCTACGCTCGCCACAGGCGCACTGGCAGTTAAACTTGGCAAGGATGCAGTCCAAGGCGCGATGGAAGACCAAAAGGCGCAGATTTCACTTGCGACCGCTTTGCGAAATACCGTTGGCGCAACCGATGCACAAATTGCTTCAACTGTCACTTATCTTGATGCCTTAGAACTGCAAGTTGGTATCAACAACAATGAGTTGATTCCAAGCCTTCAGAAGTTGACCCAAGCCACAGGCGACATCGAGCAGGCTCAGGCTTTGCAAGCACTTGCCCTTGATGTAAGCGCAGGCACAGGGAAATCACTTATCGCAGTGACCGATGGCATCGTTCGTGCCATTGGCGGAAACATCGGAGCCTTAAAAAGATTAGGCATTCCACTTGACGAAGCCATTGTCAAGAATAAAGACTTGAATGGCGCACTCTCAGTTCTTTCTACAACCTTCGGCGGGCAAGCTCTAAATCGAGCAGAAACTTTTGAATTTCAAATTGAGCGCCTTCGCTTACAGTTTGACCAAACCCTTGACACTTTGGGTTATGCCTTAATCCCTGTCTTACAAGAACTCGCTGAAGTTTTCCGCGCAGATGTTCTGCCTGTCTTTGAGCAATTCATTGCTGACAACAAGGATCAGATTGCAGATACCTTGCGCGATGTTGCTGACTTTGCAATAAATGCTGCCAAGGGTCTTGCTCGAATGTTTAAGACCATCTCGGATAACTTAGGAACCTTCAAAGCATTTGGTGCTTTACTCATTGGCCTCTTCGTCAGCACCAAAGTATATGCAGGCGTAAAAGTATTAGCCGGCGCAATTATATTTTTAACGAATCAATTTAAGAAGCAGGCGGTCGCAGGCACGGCCGCAGGCACGGCCACCGCTTTCGCAACAGGCGGAGCCTCAGCAATAGCAGCAGCCGCAGGAATTGCAGCCTTTACAACGGCAGCAGGCCTTGCCTTTATTGCAATGAACAAGATGACAGAGGGCCTCAACGACAACACTGCCGCCCTTAAGAAGGAGACAAGCGTTGTTGCTGGCCACTTAAAAGACCTTGACAGACTTGCAAAATTGACTGCCAATGCCAACCTAAAGAATCTCAAGAATGTTCAAATCACAACAAACTTGAACAAAAAGACCGCAGAGCAGATTAAACTTGAGAAGGCTCTTGCAGCTTTGAAGAAGTTGGGCGTTGCTCCAACTAATGAGAAAGACCCAATTCAACTTGAAGCTGCTCGTCTAAATCTTCTCAAGCAAGCAAACCTTGAAGAAGCAGCACGAGTCAATGCGCTGATTGCAAATATGGAAGCGCAGATGAAACTCAATGAGGCTGCGCAGCGTTATGCCGATCTCTTGACTGTTCTCTCTGATGCAGTAATCAGTGATGAAGAAGTTTCAGTTCTCGCTCAAAAGTGGAACATTACAAAGGGCGAAGTTCTTGAATATATCGCCCGAATCTATGCTGCCAACTCAACAGACCTAAATGACGGCCCAATTGTCAACCTGCTAATGAAGTGGGGTCTGACAAAAGAAGAAGCCGAGAAGTATGTAGATTTCACCCGCGCCCTCAAAGATGAAAAGATTGACGACTCAGAAATTGAGAAGTTGATGGGCAAGTGGGGAATGACCCGCGCTGAAGTTCTAGCCTATGGAAAGACAGTTCAAGATGGAACTGCGCTACAAGCAGCACTTTCTAAGGGTTGGTCTATGCCAGGCGATGAAGCAGCGCAATCTTGGCGCAATGCTCTTGCAGCTCTAAACGCCTATCTCGCAGCCCTCGGTGCCAAGCCTGGTGCCACAGGCGGTGGCGGCGGAGGAGGAGGAGGCGGAGGCGGAGGCGGCGGAGGTGGCGGTGCCACAACAAGTGGCGGCGATGTCTTTGTAGCAAATCCTTTCAATCCTCTTTCACCTGCTATTGCAAAAAGCGCAGTCGAAGAACAAATTGACACCTTGACCGCCTTACGCGAAAGCACTGAAGCAGGCACAGGAATTAGCTTCTTACTTAAAGAACAAATTGACACTCTTGCCGACTCAATCACCACATCGGGTCTTGGCGCTCTTAGCGATGAGCGAGCAAGGCTGACGGCAATGGGAACCTTTAACACTCCCACACCTTCAACCTTTGACCCTGGCTCTTTCCGTATGGCAGAGAATGCAGGAATGACTGTCAATGTCACTGTTGAAGGCAATGTCCAAACAGAGGCAGATTTGGCTAATGCCATCCGTCAGCGAATCTTGTTAGAACAACAAAGCGGTAATCCAATTCTCTTTGTTGGCGGTCTGTAATGCCAGGCACTCCGCTTCTTGGAGTCAGCATTGACTTCGCAAATGGCCCTGCCTTTGGAAACCCTTTAATTTTAGATGATCCTTCAACTCCCCTTGGCGTGGGCATCTTGGCAGATGCACCGGCAGATGTCGTTGATGTAAGTGACATCGCCCTTCGCGTTTCCATCCGCCGAGGCCGCAACCGAGTTCTTAATAGCTTTGAAGCAGGCACCGCCACTGTCGTCTTAGAAGACGAAAATGGCGACTATAACCCGCAAAATACTTCATCGCCTTACTATGGCAAACTCTTGCCTCTTCGCAAGATTCGTATTTATGCAGATTATGACGATGGCGGTGGCACTGACCGCTATTATCTTTTCTCAGGCTATATCACAAGTTTTGACAACACATTCAGGCTTGGCAACGATGAAGTTTCAACTGTGACTTTCCAATGTGTCGATGCCTTCCGACTTTTACAAAATGTTCAAATCACGACTGTTGCGGGTTCTTCCGCCGGTCAAACC